CCGCGCCGCTGCCGTCGCGTGGTCGCGCGGGCGCCGCCCGCCAGCAGGTCGGCCTCGGGGGTGACCGTCTCGTCCTCGACGGTCGCGCCGCTGGTCTCGTCCTCCGCCGGGGCAGGCTCGGGGGTCGGCTCCGGCTCGGGGTCGGACTTCTTCGCCGTCTTCTTGGCGGGCTTCTTCGCCGCCTTCTTGGGCTTGTCCTCCGCCTCGACCGGGGCGGTGGGCGCTGCCTTCTCGACCTCGACGGTGATCGGCGCGGGAGCGGTGCGCTGCGCAGCCAGCAGACCGGCCAGCCACTGCACCTCCTCCACGGTCGCGCCCTGCACGTCGAGAGTGATGTTGATTTCCATGATGATCTGTTCTCCTTGGTGATCGGTGATCGGTTAGATGAGTGACTCGGGCGAGTCGCTCACGTCGGTGGGTTCGTCCATGCGGGCGAACACGCGCTGAGGCCCGTAGAACGGGAGCCTGGTCGGCTTCGGCATGGGGCCGAACCAGCCGGGCAACTGCTTCAGCGCGTTGGTGATCTGGAGGATGTCCACGCGAGAGTGCTTCCCGCGCTCACGGCCTAGCGCTATCTCCCAGATTTCAAGCGAGCACACCACATCAATTGGGTGCGTACCGCTCACTATACCCTGTTCCTCGTCACGTAGCCAACTGATGCGTTCTTCGGGCGACATTTCCACCCAATTGGCGGGAACAAGGGTGTCCAGGTAGGCCTGGATGAGGCCGCCAACCGAGTCCTCCTCGGTCGCCATCGAGCGCACGGACTCCGCCGCCGCCTCCTCCTCGGAGGACAGGAACAGCTCCGGGTTGTCCTTCAGGCCATACTCGTGCTTGCTGGTCTTCCAGATGTGAACAGCCTCGGCCCACACCTGGTTCACGTACTCGTCCGAGTACTTACCGAAGTCCAGCTTTTCGGCCACTTCCACGATGAGGAAGCGCCTGTTGCCTTCCTGCGCGCGCAGGAAGACGGCATCATTGGTGGTTCCCCAGATAACCTGTCGGCGGGGAAGCTTCACATGCTCCCTCGCGTAGGGCAGGCGGATAACGTCGTGCGTGAGCGTGACGAACTGCTTCAGGGCCTCCGCGTCCGCCTTCTTCATGGCGAAACCTTCGTCCGCGACGGTAATCCACGAGCGGGTCATTGCCATGACCGTATCGCGCAGGCCGCCGCCTTCGATAGGTCCGAGGGTGCAGGTCCAGCCGCGAGCCATCGTCTCGACAAACCACGACTTGCCCAGGCCCTGCCGCCCGGTCAGGATCAGGCAATTGTCCACTTTCACGCCGGGGTCGAGGGCGCGGGCCACGGCCTGCACCGCCACCAGGCGAGCCACCCGCCGTGTGTAGGCATCCGCCGCGCCCGGCAAGTACGTTTCCACACGCGAGATGCCGTCCCACTCCAGGCCCTCCAGATACTCGACCACGGGGTGGAAACTGTGGTCCTGCGCCACCATGTCGATCACGCCGTTGAGCTGCTCCTGGGCAGGCCTGGGCATGTTGTAGGCACGCTGCAAATGCGCGCTGATCTGGGCGCGGTCGGCGTTGGTGAGCGCATCGTCCTTACCCGCCTCCACGGCCCGCCACGGGAACGGGCGGCGCGTGACCGTCGTCAAGTCCATCTCATTGCGAGCCAGGGCGCGCAGCACCGGATCGTGCCGCATGAGGAGGTCCCAATTATGCACGTCGTCCAGCGGCTTGCCCGTCTTGGGGTGCAGATGGAACTCCAGGACCCACTCGGGGAGGCCGCGAGCGCCCGCCTCGCCCCCCTCGGTCTCGTCGCCGTCGAGCGGCGCGAAGTCAGCGCCCACCAGCTCCGTGACGATCTCCGGTCGCGCCGCAAACTCACGCATGGCCCGCTGGATAGACGGGCGATCCGCCGGGGCCGTGGACTGTGGCACGCCCGCCGCCCGGTCCTCACCCCCATACACGTGAAGCGCCACGAGGTCAAACATGGATAGCGCCCGCCCGTATGCCGGGTCGGAGGCGTGGTTGGAGAAGACATAGCCATCTGGGTAGACGATCACGCCGCCCTCGCTCTCGGCGGGGGTGTAGTGCCAGCGGTTCGGCTCGCCCTCCACCGGGTCATACGGGAGGTGGAAGGTCTCGACGGCACGCGCCATGTCGTACACACGGTTGAACGCACCGGCCACGCCGGGCAGGCCCAGCGGGTCACGCTTCGAGCCGGGCATGTGGTCCGGCGTGGGGCCAAGCCCACCGAAGTCGCGCAGGAGGCCCTGCGCCGTCGCTGTCTCGCCGTCACACTCCACCACCTCGTACTCGTCCGGCGCGGCGGTCGCAGGCCAGAACATGAGGCGCTCAGGCTGAGTCGATCCGGGGTCAAACTGGGCTTCACCCAGGGCCTCGATCAGTCCGCGGGCTACCCGAGGGTACTCCTCCTCGCTCAGGCCTGGCCCCATGATCGGGAAGATCACGCGGTAGCGCGGGTGCGCCCGCGTGTGGCTGTAGGTCGAATGGACGAGGGCGCGAAGTCCGAGACCGGCCACGACGGCGGGCAGGGTCTCGGAGGCCGCGTCCGCGTCCAGCGTCACCGCGCTACGGTACTCGACTTGGCCCTTCCGGCGGGCGGTGCCCTTCAGGCGACCGGCGACGTAGCCGCCGCAGTCCTTCACGGACTCCGGGTTGTGGGCGCGGTCCACGAGGCGCTCCCACGTCAGCGTGGCTGCCTCCCACCTGCGCGACGATACGGACGGGGCGACCGACAGGTCAAGGGTGAGATCGGCGGCGGTCTTGGTGCTCATCTGTTGTTGGTCCTTCCTGCTAGATGAGGCTTTCCAGGTGTCCGAGGAGGGCGGCTTGAATCTCAGCCTTGCCCTCCAGCACCCGGAGGATGTTCGAGTCAAGCGTACCGCGAGACTCGATCACGTGGACGACGACGGGGTGGGTCTGCCCCTGCCGCTGGGGGCGCTTGGTCGCCTGCTGGCCCTGCTCCAGCGACCAGGGGAGCGAAGTCCACACGATGGTGTGCCCACCGTGCTGAAGGTTGAGGCCATGCCCGGCGCTGGCCGGGTGGGCCAGAAGAATCGGGATGCGGCCAGCGTTCCAGCGTTTCACCGCGCCAGACTCACTCACGTGGACGGACTCAGGGAAGCGCTCCTGGATCATCTCTAGTTCGGCCTGGAATCGGTAGAAGACGAGGACGGGGGAGCCGGTGCCCTCGATGACTTCCGCGAGCGCGTCCAGTTTCGCGTGATGCAGCCAGTCCCAGCCGTCCCGGTCGTCATCGTAGAGGAACCCGGCGCTGATCTGGCTCAGGCGGTTGGTGGCGACGGCGGCGGTCGACGCAGTGTGCCGCACCCCGCCCAGGAGGGACAGGTCCGCGACGAGCTGCGTTCGCATGTCCTTGTAGGCGCGCTGGGCGGAGGCCGGCATCTCGACCTCGATACGGTTCATGGTCAGCGGCGGGAGCTGCAGGCGGCCCTCCGTGCCCATCGACAAGCAAATGTCCTCCAATAGGGCGTGGATGCGTTCGGACGCGCCGGGGCGGGGCGTGTAGCCGGTGACCACGCCGGACGGGAGGCGACCGGCCTCCATGAAGTACCGACGACGGTAGCCGGTGATCGTGCGCCCCAGGCGCTCCCCGAAGTCCATGAGGTAGATCTGCGCCCACAAGTCGAGGAGGCCGTTAGGGGACGGCGTGCCGGTCATCTCCCACACGCACCGGGCGGTTTTGGCGATCAGGCGCGCGGCCTTCCACCGCTTCGCCTGGTGATTCTTGAAGCCGCTGGCCTCGTCCAGGATGAAGGTCTCCCACCCGTGGGGCTGGCGCGCTGCCTCCCCCAGAAGCTGGTGACTGATCACGTACACGTCCGCGTCGGTGGCCCAGGCGGCGGCCCGCTGCGCCGGAGTACCCACGACGGGCACCACACGCAGATCAGGCCGCCACTTGGTTGCCTCCTCGGGCCACACGTCGCGGGTCACACGCGCCGGGGCCGTCACGAGAGCGGGCAGATGGCGCTCCTCCAGGGCCGACAGGACCGACGCGGTTTTGCCTAGCCCCATGTCGAGCCAGAGGCCCGCCCGGTCGTGCGCCCGCAGGTGGTGGACAGCCACCCGCTGGTAGGGGTGGAGGCGCAGGGGCGCGCTCACTCGCCAGCCTCGGGAGCGTCGACGCGGACAGACCCGCCGGGAGTCTTGACCGTAATCGAAGACAGGGGCAGGGTGACGGTCACGGTCAGGAGGCCCTCGTCCGCCGCCAGATTGGGCCGGGGGTCGCCAATGACGGTGATCGGGAGACCGTCGAGCAAGACGGTTCTGGTCGTGCGGTTGATCTCGAGGGCGTGGAAATTCAGCATGAGGGGTCCTTTCAGGGTGGTGGGGCCGCCAACGGTCCAGCGGCCCCACCGAGCGGGGTTGTTACTTGGTGAATCGGCGGTCGATGATGTGCCCGCCGAGGACGAGCGCTGCGCCGATCAGAAGGGTCACGAGGGCAACGACGATGCCGTCGAGGGTCGCGCCCGTCTTGGCGAGGCGCGTCGTGGGCGCGGGGGCAGGCTGAGCGTCGGCCTTCGGTTCAGGCTTCGGGGAGGCGGTGACCTTTGGTTCCGGGGTCTTGTCCACCGTCGGAGTAGGCGCAGGGGTCGGCTCAGTCGTCGGAGTGGGCGCAGGCGCGGGGGTGGGCTTCACGGTACCATCTCCGTCCGTGCCGCCGCTGGCCTTGATCGTCGCGGTTGCCTCGAAGGACTGGCCGTTGATCGTCGCGCGGTTGGTGTACGTGGTCACGCCCTCGACGGGCTGCGTCGCCTCCGGGAAGGTCACACACGTGAGAGCCCCGGTCGGGGGCGTGAAAACGAGCGTGTGCTTCGTGTCGTCCAGCTTGCCGTCCGTCCACGACGTGGTCGCGGGGTCCCACGTGGGGCCGGTGCTGCACTTCACCGCCGCGTGCATGGTGTTGGTCTCATCCGTGATCGTGTACTCGGTGCCGGGATCCACCTTCCACTGGATACCCCAGGCAATGGCCCCGTTAGCGTCGGTCCACCCGAACTTCACGGTTTCCGGTCGCGCGTACTCGTAATGCGCCGGGCTGGTGCAGTCGTTACTGCACGTGCCGGTGCCCTCACGGTCGCCCCACACGAGGGTGCGGACGGTCTCGCCATTGAGGGTAATCTGGGTGGACTCAGTGCCCACCGCCTTATCGGTGAGCTGCGCGCGGGCGTGGAACGTGCCGGACACGTCCTGCTTCGCCGCCCACGCCTCGGGAACCTCGGTCACCGTGCAGGTGAGAGTCGCCTGATCGGCGACACACTCACCAATACGGGTGCCGTCGTCCAGCGTGAACGGGAAGCCTGCCTTCCAGGCAAAGCCGCCGTCGACGCTGCCAACGGTGAGGGTCGAGCCGACCGTCAGGCGCGGGGTGGCCCAGGTGCCCTCAACGGTCACCTCGCTGGTGGTCTGGCGCGACGCGGACGTGGCCTTGGTGACCTGGGCGCTGATCGGCTCCGGGCTGGTGGGGGCCGCGAGCGCAGGGGCCGCAGCGGCTGCGACGGAAAGGCCCATCGTGAGGCCGAGGCCCACGAGCGTGTACTTGGGGTTGATCATGGTGATTGGTCCTTTCGGAGGTAGGGTCACCGGGGCGGTGACATGTTTAGTATAGGGCACCCCGCCGCCCTTCGCAACACAAAGCGCTAAGGGCGGCGGGGCGCGGTGGTCAGGACGCGGCGATACCCACGCGAGGCCCGTCGAGGCGTTCACCCATCCAGCCGATGCCGGACACGTAGCCGTCGCGCTCGCCGCTCGCCTCGCCGTCACGGTCGATCAGGAGGCCGCGCGCCGGACGAATGTTCACACCGTCCCTTGCCTTCGCCTCGGCACGCTGATACCTGGAGGCCAGCACGAGGTCCTGGCCCGTCGAAGTCGTCTCCTCCCTCGTGGCGATCTCGATCCTGTCCGCGATCCCCTGGAAGAAACCCATCACGTAGGAGCGGCGGAAACGACGGCGCTCGGACTCACTGTAGAAGTCCTCGTAACGCAGGCGGTCCTTCAGCATCGACGGATAGGACATGATGGCGGAGTTGTAGAACTCCGTGACGTAGGCGAGGTCGGAGCGGGTACCGACGATGGTGGCGAGCGTGTGCCGCTTGTACGTCCTCCACGAGCAGAAGCAGCTCAGGGAGCGGGCGAGGGTGGCGAGGCCGTCCACGATGGCCCGTGCCATAGACGACGAGCCGCCCTTGATCTCAACCTTGATAGAGGTCACGTCCTCGTCACGGGCGCGCGCGTCGCCCTCGGGTAGCGTCTCGATACGGTGGCGCACCATGAGGCGCTCCGCCCGGCGCTGGGCAAGCTCGCGCTCGTTGATGGACGCGCCCCGGTCGGAGGCAATGCGCAGGAGCTGGCGAATCTGCTCGATGATCTTGTTCTCGGTCATTGGTCTTGGTCCTTTCAGCGGTCGAGGGTGACGAAGGGATTGGCGGGGTTGACGGGTCCGGTCGGATCGTCCTCAACGATGACGCAGGACACCGGGATGGTCAGGGTGATGAAGTGCCGCCCGTAGCCGTTGGTGGTCTGGCGGATGCCGTCGACGGGGAGGACGATCTGGGAGCCGATGCGGGCGGCGCGGGTCTGCACGTTGTAGGCGAACTCGGGCAGTTCGGGGGTGGTCATGATGGTTGGTCCTTTCGATGGGTGGAGGCCCCGCCGGGTGACGGGGCCTCCGGGGTGGGTCAGGCGAGGGCGTTCAGCTCGTCGGCGTAGTCGGCCTTGATCTCCTCGAGCATCGGCTCACGGCCCTGGGCCTCGTACTCGGTCTCGGCAATGTGGTTGATCAGGTCGATCTGCTCGGCGTTGAAACCCTGGAGGCTGACGGCGGAGAAGAAGTAGCGGCTCATGGTCTTGGTCCTTTCGGTTCAGGTCACCGTCTCTCGGTGACATGAATTAGTATAGCACACCCAAGGACCAATAGTGCAACATCTAGCGCGTGTAACGTCAGTCACACAAACGACGGACACGGCCACCCCCACGACGATGACGCGGAGGCAACCCAGGCACCCCCAACCCATCCAGCCACGCGGACACCTCCACCGTCCCGCTCAACAGAACGACATCCACGCCCGCCCGGCGCGCTCGGTTATGCCACGCCACCTGAATAGGCCGCACGCGTCCACCCGGACGCTTCAGCTCCACCAGATACACGCGCCCCTCCCAGATCACTAGGCGATCAGGGATGCCCGCGTCCGTCGGCGCGAGCTTCGGACACAACCCACCCGCCGCGCTCACCCTGTCGTGCAGGAGGCGTTCGGCCAAAGACTCCAGCTCGGTGCTCACGCTGCCACCTCCTCGGGCCAGGGATACACCACGGGCGCAGCGTTCACACCCACCAGCGAGTAGATCCCCAGCGTGTGGTCGATCCAACGACGCACGTCGGAGCGGTAGGTCAGAAGCCCGGCGCGCCCCGTGTGGGCGATCAGGGCTGCACACCCCGGCGCATCCACCATGAGGGGGAGCATGGCGCGGATACGCCCCGGCGCGAGACGAGGACGGACGACGCGGCCACCACCGAGGCCGATCACCGTCGCACGGTAGGTCGGCGGCGCATCCGACAGGCCGGAGTTACGCAGCGCGTCGGTGAGGCTCACCCACACGTGGCCGCATGAGTCGAGACCCACGAGGAGCCGACGATCAGAGTCAGGCTCAGGGATGAGGGCATAGTCAATGACATAAGGGCGGCGCTTGCCGCACGGTTCGGTACGTTCCATACACCCAATGTTAGCGCTTTATGGGGTGCCCTGTCGAGCAGTGGGCCGACCTCGCACGCCCGCGCCCCGGTGTTCCGCGCTCGGACTTGTTCAGTATAAGGCACCTAATACAAGCCGGAGCGCGGGTCTTGTTACAACTCTTGTTACAGGCTTGTTACACCTTGTTACGCCCGGAATATCAAGGCAAACCCAGAATAGCGCTCGGTTCCCGTAACTATAAATCCTATTTACTTCTAATAAGAAAAAATTGTTCTATAGCAAGACAGCCTGTTATACTACTGAACAATTCCGCTAAAAATCTGCTCTATATAGGGAAATGGATACGCTCTGTTACAACGAGTGTAAAGTTTCCCGGAATACCAACGAAAAACACCCGTAACAAGCGTGTAACAAGGTTGTAACAAGGGTGTAACAAGACAAAATCTTGTTACAAAACGCCCAAAAACGTTGACACCACGCTGTAACAGAAGCAAACCGCTAACCTACTTGACACATTCACCCCCCGCCGCCCGGCCCCGCGCACACCACGAGGTAGGCGCACCGGGGCCACACGAGGTAGGCCCGGCGTGCTATCCTCGTCCCATGACCCCACGACCCGGCACCTCCCGCACCGGCACCGCACGCCACAAGCGCTGGCGCGTCCGCGTCCTCCACCTCGCGCAGGCCAACGGACAAACCCACTGCCCCGATTGCGGACAACCACTCGCATGGGGGACCACGCTCCAACCGCGCAGCCCCGAGCCGGACCACGTGGTGCCAGCCGCGCGCGGCGGGCGCGACACCATCGACAACGCCCGCGTCACATGCCGACAGTGCAACCAGAAGCGAGGCTCAAAACCCATCCCAAGCCAGCCCAGGCCAACCCAGGCCCACACCGTCGGAGGCATCCAATGGTGAACACCACCTACCCGAAACCCGTTCGTGAGTGGATGGGGCGGACCATCAGGACCGAAGTCCCCAGAACTGCTACAACCCATATCCCGAATGTGGCAAACCACACACCCAAAACCAATACTTACCACTTGACAAGGGGCGGTATCCCCTCCCCCGTCCCCCAGGAACACCCAGAGGCCCAAGCGAAATACCCCCCTGGGGTACCCGAAACCTCCCCTAAGCGCTAAACACGTCATGCGCTAAAACCGCCCGGATATGCTATAATCGGCCCCATGAACGACTTTGACCTGCTAGATCTGCTCGACGAGACCCCCAACGGGGCATACTCCGTCGTGATCTTCCCGAACCGCGACGCTCTGCGCCGCAAATTCCAGCCGTTCGTCGGCCAGTACGACCCCACGTACCGCACCCACTCCCTACACCGTGCCGAGTACCTGGAGGACCGCAAGCGCCGCGCCCGCGTCTACCTGCGCACACCCAAGCAGATCACGGCTGCGAACCGAAACCGCGCCATCGACGGCGCGGTCAGGGCCTATATCGCGCCCGGCGTGAACGTCTCCTACCTCATGGAAACGTGCCTGAAGAAGTCCGGCATCCACGAGGTGCTACCAGCCGACGCGGCGGGGCTGATCTGACATGCCCGAGAAGTACGACCGCGAAGCGGAGCTGCGCGACCTCCTGGGCACCGCACGGGAGGCCATCCGGGTGGCGAAGCCCGATAGCCTGTCGGCGCTCCTGAACGCCGCCAACAAGCTGTCCCGTGACCTCTACGAGCTGGAGAACCCGGTGTCCTCGGCCTCCCCCACGCCTCCCAATGGCCGCGAGGAGACCGCCGTGGACATCTTCAAGGCGAGGATGCGTAAGCGTGACACCCGCGCATCCTAGCCAGGAGGCGCTGGAGGCCTCCCAGCGCCCCTGCGTGACCATCACGTCCCCCTCGATTGACTCGTTGGGGGACCTCGCCATATCCCTGGCCGCCGACTACAAGCTGGTTCCGGACCCCTGGCAGGCCTGGGTGCTTGACAACTGGCTGGCGACGGCGGGCGATAGCTGGGCCAACCTCACGTGCGGCCTCGCGGTGCCCCGCCAGAACGGCAAAAACGCCGACCTGGAGATCAGGGAGTTGTTCGGCGTGATCGGGCGCGGTGAGCGCATCCTGCACACAGCGCACGAGGTGAAGACCGCGCAGAAGCACTTCCGCCGACTGAAGCACTTTTTTGGGCAGAAGGCCAACGACCCCGGAGCGAAGTTCCCCGAGCTGAACGCCCTCGTGGAAAACATCCGCAACGTGAACGGCCAGGAGGCCATCTTCTTGAAGAATGGCGGGTCTATTGAGATCGCGGCGCGCTCGAAGGGGTCCGGTCGTGGCTTCACGGTCGATGTCCTGGTGATGGATGAGGCCCAGCAGCTTACGGACGAGGCGCTGGAGGCGCTTCTGTCCACCACGTCGGCGGCCCCGCTGGGTGACCCGCAGTGGATATACACGGGCACGCCGCCGGGTCCGACGGCGGACGGCGAGGTGTTTTCGCGCGTGCGCCGCGACGCGCTGAGTGGTGAGTCTTCGCGCACGTGCTGGGATGAGTGGTCTCCGCCTGGCCTGCCCAAGTCGCTTGCGGACGTCGATCTGGACGACCGGGACCTGTGGGTGCGGACCAACCCGGCGGTCGCGTCTGGTCGCCTGAAGATGAGCGTGATCGAGGCCGAGCGCAAACGGTACTCGGACGATGGTTTCGCCCGCGAGCGCCTCGGCTGGTGGGCCTCGGACGATGCGACCCGCCGCTTGATCTCGCTGGATGACTGGGAGGCGACCGGGGTCACGGCCCTACCGCTCGAGCTGGCCTCGGATCGCGCGATGCGCGCCCTTGGGGTGGCTTTCTCGAAGGATGGGCGGCGCGTCGCGGTGGCTGGCGCGCTGCACGACCGCAAGACGGGCGTGTCCCACGTCGAGCTGATCGACCTCGAAGCCGGCGATTTTTCGACTATGAGCAGCGCGGCGCTCGCGGAATGGCTGTACGAGCGGCGGGGCCGCTACTCGGCGGTGGGTGTGTCTGGCCGTTCGGGCGCTCTGGCGCTCCAGCAGGACCTGCGCGCCCTGCGTCCGCCTCGCCGCTACCTGCACGTCCTGGACAATCAAGAGTATTTCACCGCGTGCTCGGGCTTCTTGAACGCGGTCAGGGGTCGCACGGTGTCGCATCCTGGCGGGTATAATGCGAGCAACGACCCCCTGGATGCGTCTGTGGGGGTGTCAGACAAGAAGATCAGGACGGTGGACGGTGCCTGGGGGTGGCACTCGACGGCCCAGGAGGGCGACGAGGTGCCCCTGGAGGCCGTGAGCGTGGCGCTGTGGATGGCGCGGACGACGCGCCGCCGTCCTAACCGGAGCCAGGAGGCCCTCGCATGAGTACGAATGTTGACCTGCGTCTGATCGCGGGCATGGGACCCCAGCTATTCACCGCGCCCAGCGTCGCTGGCCTGCCCGTCGATCTCCAGGCGACGCTGGAGGAGCTGGTGAATACCTGGCAGGCGCGCTATCCGGGCAACGCGCGCCGCCAGGCTTACCTCGATTGCAAGGTGTACGTCGACAGCCTGGACATTGCGCTCCCGCGTGAGATCGCGCGGGACCTGCGCCTGGTCTCCACGTGGCCGGAGAAGGCGGTTTTCTCGCTCACGTCGCGCTGTCACTGGGACGGCGTGGTGGCCCCGGACGGCACGGAAGACCCCTACGGGCTGGCCTCGATCCTGGAGGAGAACCGCTTCTCGACGGAGATCGGGCAGGCGGTCGCCAGCGCGGCGACGCACGGCGTGGCCTTCCTGACGACGCTCCCCGGCGACGTGGCGGCGGGTGACCCGCCGGTCCTCGTCCTGCCGTATTCCGCCATGACGGCGGCGGCGCTGTGGGACCGACGTCGACGGGGCATCCGCGCGGGCCTCCTCATCAACGACGTGGACTACCTGGGCAGGCCCACGGAGCTGATCCTGCTCACCCCGCACGTGATGGTGAGCATGGCCCCGCTCGGGTCGCAGGGCTGGTTTGTGACGGGGCACGTGGAGCATAACCTGGGCCGCACGCCTATGGAGGCGCTCGTTTACCGTGGCAACCTGGATCGACCGCTGGGGCGCTCGCGGCTGACGGACGGCGTGCTGTCCATCGTGGACCGCGCCGTGCGCGCCTCGATGCGCATGGACGTGTCCTCGGAGCTGTTCACGGCTCCCGGCCTGCTCCTGCGCGGCGTGGACAGGGCCACCTTCGACCAGATTAAGGGGTCCTGGAGCTGGCGACTCGGGTCGGTGAAGGGCATCTCTCGGGACGAGGAAGGCGACCTGCCCGAGGTCGACATGATTCCCCAGCAGTCCATGCAGCCCTACGTCGACCAGCTCCGTGAGCTGGCGCAGGAGCTGGCGGGCGCGCTGTCCCTCCCGGTGGGGTCCCTCGGCATCGTCCAGGACAACCCCTCGTCGGCGGACGCGATTTACGCGGCGCGCGAGGAGCTGGTCACCGAGGCCTCGGACTTCAACGATGCGAATAGCTATGCGCTTAACCGCGTGTATCGCAACATTCTGATGCTGCGTGATGGGGTCTTGCCCGAGGACGCGGCGCGTATCTCGACGCATTGGCGCAACCCTGCCCGCCCGTCGATTGTCTCCCAGTCGGATGCCATGATCAAGCAGATTCAGGCTATCCCGGAGATCGGCAAGACGGACGTTGCTCTGGAGGAGCTTGGTTACACGCGCCAGCAGATTACGAGGATGCGGGCGCAGATCGAGCAGCAGCGGGGCCGGGATAACCTGGACGCGATTCTGCGTGGCGCTCGCGGCCCCGCCGCCGGGGGTGGTGATTTTGACCTCATCTGAGCAGCTGAAGGTCTACGATCAGCTGGTCAGGGCGACGCTCACGGGCGCGGAGGACCAGCTGGTGAGTCTGTTCCGCGTCCTGAACTTCGAGGACGTGCCCCTGTCGCGGGAGGAGATGAAGCGTTTCCTGAGTAGCCTCGTGGACGCTTACGGCCCGGCGCTCACGCAGGGCGCGCTTGACTGGTATCAGGAGCTGCGCCCTGCGTACAAGACGGCGTACACGCCGGAGGCGCTGATTCCGGCGAATTCTGCGGAGCGCATCGACCGGCTGAGCCGCTACGCGGCGGGCCTCGGGCACGACAACCCAGGGAAGGCGATCCGCGTCGTGGCGGGGGCCATCGGGCGCGAGATTCAGACGGGCGCGCGCCGGTCGATCCTGCGGGCGGCGGACCTGGACCCGAGCGCCCCGCGCTTCGCCCGCGTCCCGGTCGGCAAAACGTGCGCGTTCTGCACGCTCCTGGCCTCGCGCGGGTGGGTGTATCACTCGAAGGACCTCGCGGGAGGTGCGGGGCACGAGTACCACGACTCGTGCGACTGTCGCATTGTGCCGGATTGGGAGCATAAGGCGCTGCCTGGTTACCATCCGGACGATATGTACGCGGCGTACTTGTCGGCGCGCCGTGCTGCGGTGAAAGATGGTGTGAAGGCACCATCTGGGCGTATAATTACGGCGTATATGCGGGACGGCCACCCCGAAATGTTCTCGGATGGTCAGGGTGTGGATCGTCCCTCGCGGGCGCTCCGCTCGCGCAGGCTTGAGAAGTTAGCGGCTTCTCGGGAGAAGGAGAACAGCAATGAGCAAGAAGGCTAAGGCCACGGAGGCGGCGCAGGAGGCCGCCCCCGCCGTCGATCAGACCCCCGAGGCACCGGAGGCTACTCCGGCGGCTCCCGAAGCGCCTGAGGCACCCGCTGAGGACGCTCCGGTGGCCCCTGAAGCGCCCGAGGCACCGGCTGAGGAGGCCTCCGAGGAGTCCGCGGACTCCCCCGAAGCGCCCGAGGCCAAGGACGAGGCCGCCCCGTCGGCTCCCGAGGCACCGGCTGAGGGCACTCAGGCGACCGTGGCGGCGCTCCAGGAGACCGTCGAGGCCCTTCAGGCGCAGCTCCAGGAGATGCGCGACCGTGAGGAGGCCCGCGAGCGCGAGGCGAAGCGCGCGCAGCGCCTGGAGAAGGCGGGTATCCCGGCCTCGCTCGGGTCTTTCATCCGCGACGACGCGGACCTTGAGGCTCTGAATGAGGCCCTGGCTGGCCTCGCTAAGTCCACCCCGGCACCCGCCGGGGCTGCCTCCACCCCCACCCTCCTCCTGGCCGGGGCGAAGAACCCCGGCGGGGAGGTGCTCAGCGTTGACGAGATGATCGCCCGCGCTGAGGCGAACGGCGACCACGCCGCGCTCTCCAGCCTCAAGCTGGCGAAGCTCTCGGCTGCGTCCAATCTCATCTAGGAGGAAACATGACCGGCGTTACTGGTCAGGGTACGACCTACAATCTGCCCAACTACACCGGAGACCTGTTCCTGGTCTCCAAGGATGACACTCCGTTCCTGGCCGCTATCGGTGGCCTGACGGGTGGCGAGTCGGCGGGGTCCACTCTCATCGAGTGGCAGACCGAGGACCTGCGCGACGCGGATATTACCCGTCAGCGCACCGAGGGCGCTCAGGCTCCCAACGGCGAGGAGCGCCCGCGTTCCCGCGTGTCCAACGTCCTGGAGATTCACCAGGAGGCGGTGGAGCTGTCCTACACGCGACAGGCCACCACTCGTATGCGCTCGACCGACGGCGAGAAGCTGGTGACCATCGGCACCACGACCATGCCCGAGTCGGAGCTGAAGCACCAGCTCGACCTGTCCCTGAAGCAGGTCGCCCGCGACGTGAACAAGGCGTTCATCACGGGTACCTACCAGAACCCCACGGACAACACCACGCCTCGCAAGACGCGCGGTCTTGTCGAGGCCATCACGACCAACGTGGTGGCGGGTACCGGCAACCTGACCGAGGACCTCGTGCTCGATACCCTCCAGAAGGTGTGGGAGCACGGCGGTATCCGTGAGGGCGAGACCCGCACGATCCTGGTCGGCGCGAAGATGAAGCGCGCCCTCTCCAAGGTTTTCATCAAGGAGAACGGCTACCGCGAGACCTCCCGCACGGTCGGCGGCGTGAGCGTCCAGGCCATCGAAACGGACTTCGGCGCGTGCAACATCATGCTCGATAACGACGTGCCCCAGGACACGCTCCTGGTGGTGTCGCTCGAGGAGTGCGTGCCGGTGTTCCTGGAGATTCCGGGCAAGGGCACGTTCTTTGCCGAGCCGCTGGCGAAGACCGGCGCGTTCGACAAGGTGCAGCTGTACGGTGAGATCGGCCTGCGGTATGGTGCTGAGCAGCACCATGGCAAGCTGAAGCTCTCCTGATCGACTCCGGAGGCGGGGCCTTGAGCATCGGCCCCGCCTCCGGCCCAACTGCAAGGGAGAACACCATGAACATCTACTCATCCATCTACCCTGAGCTGCTTCTGGTCCTGCCTTCGGGTGCGGTCCAGTTCACCGAGGGGTCGGCCACGGTTACCGACGAGAAGCTGGCGAGCGAGGTCCGCGAGCTGGCGGCCCGCGCGGAGGACCTGGGTCTGATCGCTCCCGAGGCCGCGCCCGTTGAGGACGAGAAGCCGGGCAAGAAGTCCGGCAAGAAGGCCGACGAGGAGCTGGTCTGACGTGACCGCCTTCGCCACGCTTGACGATCTGCGCGACCGTCTCACGCCCGAGGACCTTCGGGTGGTGGACGCGGCTCCCGCGCGCGCTCAGGTCCTCCTGGAGGACGCGAGCGACCTTATCCGGCACCGCTGTGCGGGCTGGGAGGGCGCGCCTGAGTCGGTGCGGGTGGCGGTCGTGTGCCGCGTCGTCGCCCGCGCGCTGCGTCAGCGTCCGGCGGGCGTGGCCGGGGACGCCTCCCAGGTCACCCAGACCACTGGGCCTTTCACCATGTCCACGTCGTGGTCGACACCGAGCGGGGACCTGTTCCTCACGAGGCAGGACCGCGACGACATCAACGGGGCCACGGCCTCGTTTTTCGGGTCGGCTGACACCCTGTTTGGGGGTCGCTCGTGAGCGTCATGGAGGCATGGAAGGAGCAGGCGGTGCTCCTGCGTCGTGCGGAGCCGAAGCGCGACCCCCTGGGGGTGACGTTCCGCGCGCACGACGTTCAGGAGATCGCGCTGGCCCCGGTCCTGGTCGCCACCACGGAGTCCGAGAACCGCGAGGGCACGGGCGAGGACTACGGGACGCGCGAGGACGTGACGATCTACTGGGACAACCGGGACGAGGCTCCGGCCTCTGTCCTGCCTGGTGACCGTGTGCGTCTGCGTGGTGGCGTGTGGGAGCCGGTCGGCTCCCTGGTAGGGTACCCCCTGGGGGTATATTTGCGACTCAGGAAGGAGGCCCCGCGTGAGCGTTAAGTTCAAGCCGAATAAGCGGACGGCGGAGGCCATCTTGAAGGGGTCGGAGGTGCAGGCCCTGCTTGCCAGGAAGGCGGCGGAGGTCGCCTCGCGCGCCGGTGAGGGCTTCACCTCCGGGGTGCGCGTTGGTAAGGACCGTGCCCGCGCCTACGTCCTCCCCGAAACGTACAAGGCACGCAAACGACAGGCGCGCGACCACGTGCTGGAACGCGCCATAGGAAGGGGCTAACATGAGCCACCCACTCCCCGATCTCCAGAAGCTGGTGATCGACTACCTGAACCGCCCTGGTGTTGTCCGGGGCCTTGAGGGCGAGTTGGCGGGCACCACGGTGGGCGGTGTTCGCCCCTCCACCGAGGAGGACCCGCATCCCTACGTCCTCGTTCTGGCGACTGGAGGCCCTGGTCAGCATGATCGCGTCCTCTACACCGCTCAGATCACTATCGACTCCTACGCGCCTACCTCGTGGTGGGCGGGCGAGCTTGCCCGCCGCGTAGGGGATGCCGTTCACGCTCTCCCGAGCGCGGACGGCCCCGTGGCCGTCGTGCAGTCTCCCGCTCCGGCGGAGCTGCCCGACCCCGACACGGATCTGCGTCGCTACACTGCGACGTACCAAGTCACTGCGAAGTTAGGAGTTGCAGCATGAGCAAGACTAATGCTGATCTCGCGTTCATGGCGGGGTCCGAGAAGGACACGCTGTGGCTCGGTCCCGCCGGGACCGACCTTTCCACCATCACCAATCTGACCACGGCCATGCCTGCTGGCATGATCGATGTGGGCTGGCTGTCTGAGGACGGCATGGGCCTGGGCATGTCCGATTCCGTGGACAAGGTTCGCGGCCATCAGGGCCACGGCGTTGTCCGCACGTACATGTCCGAGTCGTCCACGACGTTCAAGGCCTCGCTCCTGGAGTCCAAGCTGGAACTCCTGAAGCGGTACCTGGGCGTGCTGAAGACCGAGAAGGTCACGGCTGGCGCGTCCTCGATCACCCGCATGGAGGTCTCCACCTCCCGTAAGGTCGAGGGCCTCGTCGGCGTTGCCGATCTTTTCGATGTGTCCACCGGCAAGCAGCGACGCTACGTGTTCAAGCGCCTGGAGCTGGGCGAACGTAGCGACATCTCGTACAAGGTCGGTGAGCTGACCGTGTACGAGTACAACCTCGAGGTCCTGGACGGCTATGTCCTCCTGACCGACGAGGAGGGCCTGAAGGTCGTCTGACCCCTGGTCTCCCACCCGCGCGCCGTGTCTGTTCTCCCGGCGCGCGGGTGGGCATCACACCCCTGGAGAACAGACAAATTAACCGATAGCCTATTTAGGAGAACAGATCATCATGGCTACCAAGACCACCACCGCCCGTAAGCCCGCCGCCCGCAAGGCCGCCAAGGCACCCTCCGCCGCTGAGCTGGCGCGCCGTGAGGCCCAGTCCAAGCGCGACACTGGCGCGCCCCAGCCCGTCCACGTCGAGGTCATGGGCGTTGCCCTCGACGTTGACCCCACCGACGTGGACGACTTCGACGCAATGGTGGCTATGGAGCAGGGTGACTACCGTCCCATGCTGGAGCTGCTTATCCCGGATGAGGGCGAGCGCGAGGCCGCGCTGACCGCCCTCCGCGAGGAGTCCGGCAAGCTCCGATACTCCAAGGTGGTCGAGTTTGTCCAGTCGGTCTTCCAGTCCCTCCGACAGGGAAACTGATCGGCCTCGCCACCTTCCTGGAGGACCACTGGGAGGTGCTGGAGGCCGACTTCCAGATGACATACAACCTTGACCTGACGGAGGTTTTCACCGGAGGCCTGTCCCTCCGCCGTGTCAAGGTGCTGATCGACAACCTGCCCTCCGGGTCGCTGCTCCGTAAACGCATGGGCGGGGCGGCGGCCTGGACGGACGAGGTGGCGGCGACCTTCGCCGCTAACCACCGTCTGGAGGGTATAATCATTACGTCCCTGGGTGGCAAGAAGGGCGACGTGCCCAAGCCGGTTGCCCCGCCTGAGCCTGGCTGGTTCGAGCGGGCGGAGGCGGAGGCCCAGAGGCGTGAGGAACGGGCGCGACGGTGGGTCGCGGCGCACAGTTAGGAGCTTGACGTGGCGGAAAACGGCTTTAGCCTGGGCACGGCGTGGATTCAGATCGCGCCGTCCCTGAAGGGCCTGAACGATTCCGTCCGCAAGGAGCTGGGCGACGTCGATACCAAGCCCGCTGAGAAGAAGATCGAGTCCGGCCTTGGCGGCGCTTTCAAGAGCGCGGCCAAGGCCGGTGCGCTCGCCCTCGGCGCTATGGGCGCTATCGGTGCCGTGGTGGGCTTTGCCGACGTGGCGCGCGAGGCGCTGGCGGCCAGTGACGCGACCGACAAGTTCAAGAACACGCTGTCCTTCGCTGGTGTTGCGTCGGATGAGATCGAGAAGCTGACCGCTAGTACGAAGAAGTACGCGGACGACACCGTGTACGAGCTTTCCGACATCCAGAACATCACCGCCCAGCTCGCCGCTAACGGTGTCGAGGGCTACGACCAGTTGGCCGAGGCGGCGGGCAACCTGAACGCCGTCGCGGGCGGCAACGCGGACACCTTTAAGTCGGTTGGCATGGTGCTGACGCAGACGGCTGGTCAGGGAAAACTGACCACTGAGAACTGGAACCAGTTGGCCGACGCGATTCCGGGCGCGTCCGGCAAGCTCCAGGAGGCCCTACTCAAGAACGGTGCCTATACAGGCAATTTCCGCGACGCTATGGCGAAGGGCGAGATCACCGCCCAAGAGTTTAACCAGGCGATTCTGGACCTTGGCTTCACCGACGTGGCGCGTGAGGCCGCAACTTCTACCAGCACGATTGAGGGCGCGTGGGGCAACCTTCAGGCCGCCCTCGTCACGGGCGGTATGGAGATCGTGGACCGCATCAAGCCCGCCCTGACCGACTTCATGGGCGTGGTTGCTGAGGGCGCGTCCGCCGCCTTCGGCTGGATTAACGGGTCCCTGTTCCCGGCGCTGGAGTCGATCTGGACGCTGGTCACCACTGGTAGCTACGACGGGAACCTGTTCGGCCTCGCGTCGGACTCGGGGGTCATCACGGCGCTGACCACGATCAAGGACACCGGCCTGGACCTCTACAACTGGGTGACTGGGACGCTCGTCCCCGGCGTGCAGTCCTTCTTTGACCTCGCGGTCAACGGCAACTTTGACGGCAACTTCTTCGGGGTCGAGGAAGACTCGGGCCTTATCGACTTTATCCTATCGGTCAGGGATAACGTCATGGACATTTGGGGCTTCCTGTCCACGACGGTGATCCCCGGCGTGAGCAACTTCCTGGGCGGCGTGGTCTCCTCGCCGTTCTGGGGTGTGCTGGGTAGCTTCTTCGGCGCGCTCGTGCAGAACAAGGTCATTCTGGAGTCTGTGGTGGGTGGCTTTATCGCCTGGAAGACGGTCACCGGCACCATGAGCCTTGTCGCCCTGACCACCCAGGTGTGGGGTCAGGTGACCGCGTGGACGGCGGCGAAGGTCGCCAAGGCCGGAGACCTCGCGGAGACCGTCGCCCTGAAGGCCATGTACGCGGGCGACTTCCTGCGCAGCATCGTTCAGCAGGGCGTGCAGGTTGGCCGCACGACCGCCGCCTGGGTGGCGCAGAAGGGCGCTATGGTGGCGGGCAAGGTGGCTACGGGCGCGTACACCGCTGCCCAGTGGCTGCTCAACGCGGCTATGGATGCCAACCCGATCGGTCTGATCGTGGTGGCTATCGGCGCGCTGGTCGCCGCCTTCGTCGTCGCCTACAACAAGAGCGAGACGTTCCGCAACTTCGTGGACGCTATGTGGGCGGGCATCAAGAGCGCGGTCGGCTCGGTCATCGACTGGTTTAAGACTTACCTCTTGCCTGTTTTTGAGTCGGTGTGGGAGGGTATCAAGGTCGCCGTGTGGGTGGTCGTGACCGCTATCGCCCTGTATATCGAGGCGTGGAAGGCCGTCCTCCAGGGTATCGCTGACTTCATCGTGACCTACGTCTGGCCCTACATCCAGACCGCGTGGGAAGGCATCAAGACGGGTGTCGCCACGCTGTGGGAGTACATGCAGGCGGCGTGGTCTGGCATCCAGGCGGCGGTGCAGACGGTGGCGGACTTCTTCACGGCTTATGTCCTTCCGGTGATCGTCGCCGTGTGGGATGGTATCAAGGCTGGGGCGGGTCTCCTGTGGGACGGCATCCAGGCCTACTGGAATTACATCCAGACGTGCGTGCAGGTTGCCGCCGATCTGTTCCAGTCCTACGTCCTCCCGGTGATCACCGCCGTGTGGGACGGCATCAAGGCGGGCGCGGAGCTTCTGTGGAACGGCATCCAGGCCGTGTGGACGGGCATCCAGACGACGGTGCAGACCGTGGCGGGCTGGTTCCAGTCCTACGTCCTTCCGGTGATCTCGACCGTGTGGGATGGCATCAAGGCCGGGGCGCAGGCACTCTGGACGGCCATCACGTCCATCTGGGACGGCATCAAGACCTCGATCAACAACGTCGCCACCTGGATGAGCGGCACGCTCACGTCGATCATCTCGACGGTGACGGGCGGCATCCAGTCGGCCTTCCAGTCGATGAAGGACAGCGTGGCGAACATCTGGAACTCGGTCAAGTCCGTGGTCGCCAAGCCAATCAACTTCATCATCAACACTGTCTACACCTCGGGCATCAAGAAGACGGCGGACAGCATGGCTGATAAGCTCGGCCTGTCCTTCCGTCTCCCGGCGGTCTCGCCTATCGCTGAGTACGCCTCGGGTGGTGTCCTGCCCGGTTACACGCCTGGCCGGGACATCTACCACTTCTTCTCTCCGGATGGGGGCGGCGCGCTCGCCCTGTCCGGCGGTGAGGCCGTTATGCGCCCCGAGTGGGTGCGCGCGGTGGGCGGTCCCGAGGCCGTGGCGCGTATGAACGCCGCCGCCAGGGCGCACTCCTCCTACATCCCCGGCGGTGATACCGGCGTGAAGTTCGCGGCCTATGCGGACGGCGGTATCTGGGGCGCTGTGAAGGGTGGCTGGGACTGGATCAAGGACGCCGCCGACACGATGGGCAAGATCATTGCCGACCCCATCGGCGCGGTGGCGAACTTCATCAAGACCCCCGTGAACGCCCTCATGGCTAATCTGCCCGGCTCGGGCATGATCTCGGACTCCATGCGCGCCGTCCCCGGCATCTGGATTGACGGCTTCGCCAACTGGTTGAAGGGCAAGACGGAGACGATGGGCGCGGTCGGCATCGTCAACGCCGCCAGGAAGGCTATCGGCGTGCCCTACGTGTGGGGCGGCTCGTCTATCCCGCCGGGCCTCGACTGCTCTGGCCTCGTCTACTGGGCCGCCCACCAGATGGGCAGTTCGATTCCCCGCTTGACGGCGGCGGGCTACCAGTCCGGCTCCAGCGCGGGCAACGCCAGCGTCCCCGGAACGCTCCTGTACTGGGGCAACCCTGCCTGGCACGTCGCTATCTCGTCCGGTAATGGCATGATGGTGGAGGCCCCGAAGCCCGGCGCTTTCGTGCGCGAAACGGGCATCTGGGGCAGTCCCACGGCGGGCACCTACAAGTTCGACAACGGCGGCTACCTCCAGCCCGGCCTGACCACCGTCTTGAACAAGACGGGCAAGCCGGAGCCGGTCTTTACGTCCGGTCAGTGGGACGCGCTCCAGAACCGCGCGGCTCAGGCTGGTGGGCCGGATACGCTGGTGGTCGTGGACGAGGACGGCCAGCTGATGGCACGGATGCGTGTCGCGGCCAGGGGTGCGGTGAATGATGCGTTGGCTCCGGCTTCTCGCACGCGCGCCCGTGATCTCCTCGGCGCAGGCTTCTAACGAAGGGAGGTAGCCAATGGCTACCGTATGGTCCGCTTCTAGCGGCTACATGTTCATTGGCATTGCCTTGGACTGGTCCGGCGACCCGGCCAGCGGGTCGGTCACGGTCACGGCGACCGTGACGGCCTGCTCCGACGGGTACGGCCACAACTGGACTAACCGCTGGCGCTGGTGGGGCTACTCGGGCGAAGGTTCCGAGCAGTTCAGCTTCTCGTCCGGCTACGGTCAGACGGTCTACAAGCAGCTGTCGCAGTGGAGCTTCAACGTGCCCCTGAAGTACGGGCAGGAGACCACGATTGGCATTGGCGCGAGCCTCGGGCCGATCTGGAACGGCGGCAACCCGGCGGTAGAAAACTACCTGACGCTGCCTGCACGTCCGGTCAATGTTCCGAACGCCCCTACGGTCGCCCACGCTACCCGCGTGAACGACTCTCAGATCACGGTGGACTGGATTGCGCCGCCCCAGGGCGAGTCTAATCCCATCGACAATTACGTGGTCGAGCGGCGGGTGGATGAGTCCGCGGACTGGGAAGTTGTCGCTCCGGTCAAAAATGCGGTCTCGCTCGCCACCTTCAATGTGACCGCCGGGCATAAATACACGTACCGCGTGAAGTCGGAGAACAGCGCGGGCGGCTCGGCCTACGTGGAGGCGGAGCCGGTCTACACCACGCCGCCCGCGCCGATCAACGTCCATGCGGAGAAGAACGCGGACGGCGACATTCTGATCACGTGGGAGAATAAGGCCCCCTATACTCCGACCAGGTGGGATGTTTACGACGGTAACACGCTGATTGCGAAGGCCTCGATCAAGACCCATGAGGCCTTCCTGCTGCACCGTAACCCGCGCCTGGACGTGACTCACCAGTACCGCGTCGTCTGCGTCGGCGGCACCGTGGAGTCTCCGAAGTCGGCTCCGTCCAACGTCGTGCAGCTCCTGGCGCGCCCGAACGCCCCCGAGCCGACCTCGGACGGCGTATACTTCCCGTCCGACGACCCAGTGATTCTGACCTGGCGGCATAATCCGACCGATTCCAGCCCGCAGACCCGCTACAGCCTCCAGTATCAGAAGAAGGCGACGGGCGCGCCGGGGCCGACGTTCGACCGCCGCGCCACCGAGCAACAGGCGACGGTGGGCGTGCTCCAGGTCGGCACCTACGAGTATTGGGTGAAGACCTGGGGCCTGCACGCGGATGCGTCCCCGATCTCGCGCCGGGCGACGTTCTACGTCGAGCCGCGCCCCGTCGTGTCGATCCAGTCGCCCTCCCAGACGGTCAAAACGTCGTTCGTGGAGGTGGCGTGGTCGTATTCGTCGCAGGGTGGCCCGGCTCAGTCGAGCGCCCGCGTCGAGCTGTACCTGGGCGGCAACAACCTGGTGGAGACGCAGGAGGTGCGCGGCCCGCTGACCCGCGTCCGCCTGAACACGTACCTGGAGAATGGCCGCACTTACCGCGTGGTTGTGGTTGCGACGAACGCCCATGGCGTGCAGTCCCGCATCACCAACCAGACGTTTGCCGTGGCTTACGAGAAGCCGCCCGCGCCGCGCGTGTATCCGGAGTGGGACGACTTGGCGGGGTGCGTGCGGGTGCGGGTGGTGAACCCTGCCCCGGAGGCGGGTAAGCCCCCCGCCGCGCGCCACCCCGCGGGGCGGAGCGGCGACAGGGGCGGCGCGCG